CGCACAGGCATGAAACAGATGAGTCAGAGTATGAGGCAATCCAGAAGGAAATGCGAAACCTTGGCTTACGCTAATTTTCGATGTGCAACGGAAATAAATTTCCGCCGAAGTGTAACAAATCCTTTGCACTTCGACGAAATCCGCCGAAAAAAAGGGACGTTTTGAACGTAGTTTTTTAAAAAAAGCCTACGCTTTAAAGCCATAAAAGAAAAAAAAGAACGGAGCGTCTTTAAAAAAAAGCGTTACTTCGTAAAAAAAGCCCGTTTAAGGTACATAAAAAGGGATAAAAAAAAGGGATAAAAAAAAGCCGTAACTTCCTACGGCTTGTATTTGTTATGTAAAAAATTTAAATCTGTCATGATATACCGCGCGGAGTTATAACGCTTGTCTAAATGTTTAATATACCAGGTTAGTTTATCTGTCACCAGAAATAACTCCCACGGAGTTAAAACACAATTTTTTTGTAACGCCTGGAAGTATTTAGCGTCATTAAGCGCCATGTCTTTGTATTCATATAATTTTTTTACGTCAAAATGTGCCGCCATGCGCTCCGCGATAAGTCGACACTTGTCTAAGTCTTTTAATAAAGTCATGTTACTACCTCAAAAAAAAAATAAAGGATTAGTAAAATACTAATCCGTAACCGTTGTTAAACTCATGAGTCATATAATACTCCTTATGGAAGTCGGTTAACTCCTCAAATTTTAAAGCGCCTCCGTTTAATAAGCTTCGGAGGTCATGAGTAACTACTTTCTCCTCATATAGGTCTTCCAATACTCCGAAGACTTCGTAAAGATTATTACCGCTTTCGGATATGTCTGCCATAAATTGTTTTTGATTAGTTGAGCCGTCTAATAATAAGTCCATAACTTCGCCAATACTCATATCTATATTCATAAATAGTCCTCCTCATTTATTACCGCGTTACCTGTTAATACTAAAGATAAGTATACCTCAGGATTATATTTTAACTCGCCACTTTCTACGCGCTCCAGGTAGTCCTCCACCTCGCAGCGGTTACAATTAATACACTCGTTAGCCTCGTTACAATACTCGCAGTCTACGAACATAATAAAACACTCCTTAAAAAGGTACGGTAGGGCTTAAAGCCCTACACATAATCCAGTTTTTTTATAAAATTCCTCATTTGTTATGCTTCCGTTAGCATATGCCATGATTAAAAAAGCCATAGCCTCATAGTCATCTAAATAAAGGTATTTACCAGGCATATAATTAAACACAAGCGCCAATACTACCTTTAAATCCTGGTAGTTACTAATTTTATTAGCACATTCAACAACAAGCCATTTAGCTTCCTCCTCATCGGAGACACAAGCGTCCAGGCTTTCATGTACTGTCTTATAATAGTCTTCGCCGTAACGGTTCATAGCTTGTACCGCGTCGAAGTAAATTTTTCTCATTTTTTGTCACTTCCTATAATTTTTTACAAGCCAGGAGAGTACGCCAGGCTTGTCACACTTATTTATGTACGGTAGCATATATAAAGGTTACTATATTTTTAATGGAGGCGGACGCTCCGCGCTCCAATACATAAAAAACGGTTAACCGATTTATCGATATGCAAAAAAAAAATCGAAACGCCCCGAATTGACCAAAAACGGTACACTTCGACGAAATCCGCACAAGACTGCTTTGAGTAATATATGAGAAACCAAACTAAAAAAGGGATACGAAAAAATGACAAAAAACAAAAATCCCTACAAGAATTATAAACACAAAAACATGACCTGTCCAGAATGCCAAAACCAGGAAATCCTACATGACAAACACCACAACATAACATTCTGCACAAGATGTGGACTAATACTAAACACAACAATACTCTGATAACCATGACAACAAAAAACCCCGAATACATCTGCATACGCGACGAACAAATCCAAGACCAATCACGGAAAATCGCAGAACTCGACGCAAGAGCAGACTACAAAGACAAAAGACTCGACACAATCGAAGAGAAGATAGACAAGCTCACAGACGAAGTACAAAACCTAATGCTCAAAAGCATCAATGATGACAACACCATAAACCAACGCCTAACAGCATTAGAAACCAGTCAAAACACAACATACAAACTAATAATGCTCGTAATCGCACTAATACCAATCCTTGACATACTATTCAGGTTCAAATTCTAAATGCAACACAATATTAACCTAAAAGATTGCAAAAACATGACAGGAGGCATATAATGAAATTCAATGAACAAATCTGCAAAGAACTATGCGAACTCAGAGAGGAAGGTTTGACACAGAAATCCTGTGCAGACCTTGTAGGAATAGACCGCGCTACCCTCTACCGATGGATTGAAGCAGGTAAAAAAGCAAAGAAGGGTAAAAAAAGAGAATTTTACATAAATTGGCTGAAAGCAAGTGCTAAGTATGAAAGAGTACATTTGAAGGAAATCTCTGACAGCACAAGCTGGTTAGCACATCAATACCTGTTACAAGTTAAAGACCCTGAGACTTATGTTGTAGCAGAGAAGCAGGAGATGGAGGCTAATCTCAAGGCTGATGCTACCTTGAATGGCGAAGTAGATGTGACAAGCCCTGAATTTATGAATAAGGAGCTTGACATATTAAAGCATTTGATTGAGGATAAGAAAGAATGATTACTGCTGAAGATATAAGCACCACTAATCATGGCGTGATGGGTATTGGTCGCTGGAGCATCTACATTAACAATGGGTACTGGCAACCCCGTGATTTCGATGTCTTAATCATAGAATTATTACAGTACGCGCTCCAAGGGAGAGTAAGTAAGATATTACTGGGCGTTCCAAGTAGGCACGGTAAATCTACCTTGATTAGTAAGAATTTCGCTTCCTATTTCCTATCCCACTTCCCAAATGACAAAATCATACTAACAGCCTATTCACAAGGATTAGCTTCCGAATTTGGCGGACAAGTCAAAGACGTTATCAATTATTACGGAAACCTAAGCCCTTACCACGTCCAACTATCCACAGACAGTAAGGCAAAGAATAAATTCAAGCTAAACCACCCTTACAAGGGACAAATGTTAGCTGTGGGAGCAGGAGGTTCTATCCTTGGTTTCGGTGCAGGACTATTCATAGTAGATGACCCTATCAAGAATATAGCCGATGCGGAAAGTAAGGTGAAACAGCAGAAATTAGCTGACTGGTTTAATGCTACTGCTAAGACAAGGTTGGAGAAGCGTAGTAATGGTTTGCCACCTATCATGCTTGTTATCGCACAGAGACTGCACTTGAAAGACCTGCATGGTATAATCCGTGAGACCGAACCCACAATACCTGCAAAGGAAGGATTAGCCATACTCCGAAGCGGAGGCACTATCGACCCTAACGTATGGATAGATGTCAATATCCCAGCAATCTGCGACAGCCCCGATGACCTATTAGGCAGACAAATTGGAGACGTTCTCTGGCAATCACAAAGAGATTATGATTGGCTTATGGCTGAAAAAAAGAGTATGGGCAGCTACCTATTCAACGCAATCTACCAGGGACAACCTATAGAGCGTGATGGTAACATATTCAAACGCGAATGGTTTATGAACGAAACCAATCACAAAATCTACAATCAAATCAGTAAAGAGGATTTGCCTACTGATTTGCCAATGCTCCGCTACTGGGACTTCGCTGCAAGTGGGAAAGATGGTGACGAAACAAGCGGATTACTCACAGGCTATGATGGTGAAAACCTATACTTCATAGACCTTGTGAGCGGATACTGGTCATCTAATGATGTATTGCACAACTTCAAAAGGACAGCACACCGTGATGGCAGAAATGTTAAGATAATGATTGAGCAAGAGCCTGGAAGTGGAAGCAAATTATTAATCAGCCGTTTCAGAGCAGAAAGCGACCTAAGGAAATTCCATATCAGAGCAGACAAAGTCAGATTGAAAAAGAATGTAAGAAGCTTCGACCTTGAGGCAATAGCAGAGGACGGACATTGCTATTTCGTCAAAGCGCCCTGGAATATCGACCTAATCGACCAACTTGTAGCATTCACAGGGAAAGAAGGCGGTGTAGACGATAAAGTCGACACAGCAACAGGGTCTGCAAGATACTGGCTAAGACCACGTAAACGCATCAGAGCATAATTATAGGAGGATACCAAAATATGACAAAAAAACATAGCGATAGCTTCATAGTAACCATGGACAATGATAATACGTACCATGTGGTGGACAGATTAGAACTTGAAAAACACGCACTTAAAAGCAAAGTAGAACCTGATGGAAGTAAACAGACAATAAGCGACTCATTAGAACACGGAAAATCCGTACTCAATCCAAAATACAATCCATATGACCTTGTACAACTGCTTGACCTTTACACTTATCACGCTGCTTGTGTGGACGTAGTGAGTATAGATGCAAGTGGGATAGATTATACCCTCAAACCTATTGAAAATGTAGAGCCTATCGAAAGTGAAAAAGAGCGCTTAGTAAAGATACTTGACGAAAGTAAGCCTTCTATCAATACACACTTGCAACGCCTTGTCTATGACCGCCGCGCTATAGGATACGGTGCTTTGGAAGTGATACGTGAAAGCACAAGCAAATCCGATATTGTCCGACTCAAACATATCCCTGCTCAAGCATTGAGGCGTCATACTGATTTGAAGCGTGTACTCTACACCACACCTGATGGTAAGCGTGTATGGTTTGTCCTTTACGGCAAGAATTATGATGAGAATGGCGTACTCTGTGATGTAGACTCCAATACTGGTGAATGGAAACCATATAATAGTCTTGAGCCTGAAAACAAGGCTAATGAATTACTCTGGAGCATGGAATATGCCCCAGCGACCGATTATTATGGCAGACCACCGATTGTGTCTTGTTTAGGCAGCATCAAAGGTGACATTGGAGCAGTCAAATACAACAACGCATTCTTTGAGAACTACGGTATGCCGAAATTTGCAATCACAGTCACAGGCGACTTTGCCGACTATGATATAGAGCCTGATGACCCTGAGTATGATGTCACACAGACTCTCCGTTACAAAATTGGTCAACAAATCAAGGAAGTTATTAGAAATCCTCATAGTGCTATTTGTATCACAATCCCTTCTGAAGGAGAGGAAGGTAATGTTGACTTGAAGATAACTCCATTAAGTGTGCAGACCGAAGAGGGACATTTCCGTATGTACCGCAAGGATACACGTGATGAGGTACTTCATGCCCACCATGTCGACCCTTCAAGATTGG